ATTTCATATCTATCATTTTGAAGCTGTTCAATGTGAACAAGTCCACCAGAGCGTAGTGAATTTGTGATCATTGTCTGACGCTTCCCATCACCATCCTTAGTCTTCACTTTGAAATCAACACGAACAACGGCTTTACCGATACGTTCTTCACCGGGTACGTCAAAAACAAATAGCACCGCCGTATCGTGTGTATCCAGTAAAACACCGTTTGCTTCTTTTAAATATCGAGGCAAATCTTCAATTACGGAATCTGGTAAGGTCTGTTGTCGTGCTTTTTTCGCATCTCGTCTCATATGCCAGATATCTTTATCCGTCGCGGTTATGAGAGCTTGGGCGGGTAAAAAACCTTTTTTAGCCAACGCTTCAATAAGATCAGAAGTAAAACCTCCGACGGGGCGAAACTCTCCAATCGTATGGCCTTCCTTTTGAATGAGATCTCGAACCCATTCCTTATGTGCCCAAGCCAAGGCCTGAAGTTCATTGATGCCGGCATCAATCGCCGCTCCACCTAAATCGGCAGGAGCCTTTAAAATTTTATCCGCCCAATGTTGAGCGGCGAGAACCTTTTGCCGGGATAAGCCGACGTTCTGTGCAAATCCCAAATCAATACCCTGGGGAAGATCTTTCAATTCACCTGTACGTCGATCAATGACTTTACGCCTGATAATTTGAGGGTCCGGCGAAACTTCAAAACCGTATCGGTCCAGTTCCCGTTGTGTCAGTACCTGAACAATACAACGGCAATGCCAGCCGTTTGGAGGGTAGTGTGTTTTCCAGAAAGGATGGTCGTAAGGCAAAATAATGCCATGCCAACTACGGTGAAGAGGACGTGTTCGCCCATCGTTAATCGACACGTAGCGCAAATAAACGGTTTCACCTGTTTGCGCCTTGGCTTCTGCAAGTCTCTGGATCCGCGCCCAACGTCCTGCTGCCATAGAGGTTCGGAGATTGGTATCATAGATTGTTCGCAATCGGCGGCTGGACCCGAGTTGAACTTTTCTGGTTTTGCCTGTTGCCGGGTCCGTCATATACTTTTGTCCCCACCAACCAAGATCTTGAAGCTTTGGAGACAGTTCTTTTTTAAATTGCTGAAAGGTAACACCTTCAGCAATAGCTTCATCAATCGCTTCACGGATGGTTGTTAGGACTTCAATATTCATCGCTTTGGCAACGGTAAAGGCAACGGCATGTGTTTCCTGCTCAACATCCCGCCAATCAAAACCGAAAACAAAGCCTTTTTGCCGGAAAAGTTTAACAGCCTCTACTGCCGGAAGATTTTTAAGCCTGATCGTCGTCAAGATCTGCTCCCACTTCACCAGTTAAGCGCGCCATAAACAAGGCATTCCCCAAAGGGTCAGCCAACTCTGTTTTTCCGACCAAGGTATTTAAATTCTTTCTGAACGTTTCCATATCCGTCGCACTATGAGCCAATTCAAGAATTGCTTCTTCTAGCGGGATATGATCTTCCCATTGTCTCATCTCATCTTCGGTGAAACGATCAATGGCATCATGCTGCCCAGATTTACGTGATGCCAGTTCCCGTTCACTTTTATCTTCTTTTTCGTTTGGGGGCGTGTCGGAATGCTGGGAAACCTGAAGAATATCTTCTTCATTGTCCGGTTCTTTCAGACGCAATTTTTCACGAACATCACGCGCAGAAACTTTACCACCGAGATTCACATACCCTTTAACAGAATCCATAAAGACCTTCGGGTCGGTATCATCTGGGCGACCAATGACAATATTCGGATATCTTTTCTGTGGTCCGCGATTTAGGTCAATATATGGACGGGCGATACATTGGCGTAATGTTGCGGCCAACTGTTTGGCATCAGCCCGTTCAATATCTTCTCGGACCTCATTATGTTCTTTACTGACGGCATGACCACCGGAAATCGCATCGGTAGTCGCTGTTTGCCCAAGCACCGCCTTTGAGACTTCCAAGTTGATAAAAACAGCAAGGCGTTCATGTAAATCCATTGATCCCGCAAGCTTAGCCTGAATGAAATCTATGTCCATAGATTGTGGAATCATGGCGGCGGCATTACGGCTCAACCCGGCAACGGCTCGTCGCAGAACATCCCGATCTTCTTTTTTTGAATTGGCATCATATTTACCGACAGGTAAAGGACGACCAAAACTTTCAGCAAAGGAGATCCACCCCTTGATATCAAAGTTTTTAAATAACCAAGCCCAAGAAATAGGTCGCGCTAATCCGCCTCTGATCGGAATACCAGACTTCGCCTTATGATAGTGAACCACAAATTTATATGGTTCCAATGGTTCCAACGTTCCGCCTTCATCTTTTAAAAGCAACGTTGTGCCGTCCCTATAATCAAACTCAAACCAACGTGGATCTCGCCAGATTAAACGTTCAGGTATCCATTCACGACCTTTGTGCCAATCAATCTCTTGTACGGAAAAGCCTTTTGCAATCGCGTCCAGAATATCAAACAGTTCGTCCTGTAACTGGTCACGTTCCAACCAGTCTCTAACCATATCCGCATTATACTGATCATTCTTCTCGTTACTTGCCGGGTGAACAGAAATCTCAAGCTGAGATACTTGACGTTTACGGGTACTTAAAACACCAAGATAATGGAGGTCTTTTTCTTCCATCTCTTCAGCCAATTCTAAATAAGCTTGTGCATTTCCTTCTTCAGCAATGCGCAGCAAACGACCAAGACGTTGAGGGGTTAAGCCTTGTGCTGGATGATCACTAATCGGGGAACGAGCTCCCATAATTGTTGGACGGGCGAGTTCTTCCGTTAGCTTATCTTTGCGGATTTTATTGCCATATTGATCTGTAATTCCTTGGTAAAAATCAGCCATTACCACGCTCCTTGCATCGACCTGAGGCCACTATCTGTTATTGCTTCATCATCATCCGCCCCGGCCTCGTCGAATTGAGTAGACGCTGCGTTTACTTCCTCATATTCATATACGATGACATCCATCAAGGTGGCATACCAAGCGAGAGCGGCGGCAATTACGCTGTCCGCATGTCGCTTCTTGCCATCCGTGCCTTTGGTTCTGGCAGAGACGATTTGCCCAATGCCATCGATAAGCTTCAGCAGCCGGTGGTCGTTGAGAATATTCACATCCTTTGGCATGACGATCATGTCGTCTTCATATGCCGCTTTGTATTTGGGCATATGTTCGCGATACCATTCTCGGCTCAAACTGATCTGCTCAATCCGACCTGCTCCATACCTCTGCATGGCAACCTCAGCCAGATAGCCGCCGTTACCGCCAGCATCCAAAGCGCCAGCCGTGAAATTGGGCAAACGGTCAACGATATAGAATAGAATTTGTTTTTGTTGCTCATAAGGGATATTGCGAAGCTCAACCGTAAAAGGCGTAATGCGGCGTAAAGCTTTATCCATCTGAAATGGGTGAATGACCGTTAAGTCGCTGACACGTCCAAAATCCTCACCAAAGAACGATGATAGGTTCGGATTAAGCCTGTCCAAACATGGATCAATATTCTCTCGGCACCAATCAAGTGCCGCTTGCTTGCGGACTTCTTCGGGGAGTTCCGCAAAGCTGGTACTTTCTTCCCATGTCAAAACCGGAATATCCGATTTCATGCGGGCTTCAATCAAAGCGGTTGGAATATAGGAACCGGAACCCGCTGACGGAATAACACGCAGTTCCTCGTCTGCACCGTCACCATAAAAGGCATAGATTTCATTACGCCACTCGTCTTCAGCTTCCTGAGACCATTCTTTCTCAGCAACTTGGCACACCCGCCTATAGAGGCCATCATCAATAGCCTGATCAAATTCAGTTCTAAGCAGCTTATAAGGCTTGCGACCAGCCCTGACGTCATTGACCAATTCATTAAACGGGTTGGCAGAGCCGTCATGTGTAGAAATGACCAGAACTTTTCCGCCCCAAATCAACAGGGCAAACGCAGCCTTTAAAACTTCCGCAAGATTATCGTGAAACGCTGCCTCATCCAGAATGACGTACCCTTGTTTACCTCGCAGAACACGAGGACTTGAAGGCAACGCCACCACTTCAAAGCCTGAGGCAAAAACAACACGGAACGCCTTAATATCTTTGTCCGGATTATCCTTGTCTTTGAAAATGGTTTCCTCTAAATCACCGACAGCAACTTCAAAATGCTTTGCCCACCAACCAACATAGTCGATGAACTCTCTCGCCATCTCAAGGTTATAGCCCATGTAATAGACGTTCATTCCGCCGTCTTTACGCGAGCTGGCTGCTGTTAGAACAGCATCAGCTGCTGCTACCCAAGAATAGCCGGTACGTCGAGACTTTTCTACGATCGTGACCCGTTCTAGAGCAGTGGTCGTAAGTAGTTTTTGTTGATAGCTTAGTAAAACATTAGAAGTATCAAAGGGCATAATTATGCTTCCTTTTTTAGCGCAACCCCTAGGATAGACTCCTTGATGGCATCGCGGACATCGGCACTAATTCCTTTCTGTTTGGCGATCTTATCCACCTTCTTGGCAGCTTCATCGGCATACTTCTTGGCAATCTTCATTTCGAAATCGAGGTCAAACTGGTTAGCCTTGGACATGGACTCCATTGATTTGGCGAGAAACATGAAATCTTGTGGTTCAACCTCTTTCTCACTCTCCATTGTGTTGCTCAAGAAATCAAAAACGATACTGCGCATCATTTCGACAAGAAGGCGACCTTGTTGGCCATCTACAGTTTTCTCACCAACCTCTTTGACCAATGCATCGGTAATTTCCCGGCTTTGCCTGAGTTTAGATGCAACCTGATCTAAATTTTTCTTATAACGCCCGACTGCCGATCGTGACTTCGGATGACCGGCTTCAGATAGATAATCAACAATCTGATCGATCGTCCATTTGCCTTCCGAAATCATGAAATCAATTTGCGAACGAATAGAATCAGGCAAATCTCTAATTGAGGATGGTTTTGCCATATCAAGCGTCCGGTCTACGACGTGCTACATCGTCATGGATTTCACGGCCTTCAGCCACATCAAGACCTAACTGCGTCAAACGGGCGACCGAGATATTATCGGATACCTTCTCAAGTTTAATCAGTTCACGGCGCATCAGGTCGTTTAACAAAGAATTGGTGCGATCAAGTGAAATTGCATGCCCCATAAGGTCTAAACAACTCCGAATGATCTGCGTATTGTGGCTGTAATCTTGATCTCTGGCTAAAGCTTCCAAAATAATCCGGCGCTGATCTTCGCGTACACGATTTTCAAAGTTTTTCATTTGTTTTTACCCATATGATGTTCCGTAAGAAGACGGACATTGTTCGCAATTTGCTTAAGGGTGCCGCTTAACGTTGAAACTGTGTCGCTAACCCCATTAACCTTTTCATGGATCAAAGACAGATCATTGTGTGAAGGTGCTTGTTTGAGAACGGTTTCAATTGCGGTTAAGCGTTCCCCATGACGGGTTTGCTTCTGCTCTAAATCTTCAACACTTTTTTTGTTTGCCTTCATTGGTCCTGAAACAATGGCCCAAGCAACACCAATCAACACGGCGACTTTATACGCAAGGTCGATGTTTTCTGCTGTAAACGGATTGTCCATAGCCTACCCCCGGATAGCTTTAACAAGAGAAGAAATAGCCCCTGTAGAAGCTTGAATCGTGGCGGCAGTGCTATCCAGTGGGCGACCTGCGATAATCTCATCACGGCGCGCCTTATCTCGTTCACGGCACCCCATATATTTTTTGATAATTTCAACACAAGCCCAAAAGGCTCCCAATGCTGGAACGGACAACAATGTCCATGCGCCTTCAGCATCTTGTAAAGATTTCCAGATTGAAATGCCTTCGGGATATGTTTGGCTTTTACTCAATGCAAAATAAAGCTGTAACCCCCAATCCAAAACAGCAACGAAGAAAATTCCGGCAAGACTAAAACCCATGACCATGACAACAAGCATCGCCTGAAGGGCAATCTTAGGACGGGCTGTTGCAGTTACTTTTTTTGCATCACCTTCGGTTAGAAGCGCAAAACGTTGAGTGTCATACATTTCCTGCTTAGCTTTGAAGTCGAGGATTTTAGCCGTCAATGCTTCGCGTTGTTCAGGGGGCAAACTTCGAATTTGTTGCTCTAACTCTTCGGGAGTTCCTGCCTGTGTTTCTTCGCCCGTAAAGGCATTATAAAGACTACGTCCAGCTTCAAAAATCATCGGCCCTGCTTTCAGGGCTGCTAATAATGCAGTAATCACGAGTAAGCCCTCCGAAGCCAACCATTGATATATTTGTTAAAGATTGGTTTTGCGGCAGTCAGGGCGCGATAAAACCCCGCTGCTTCACTACGCAATGTGTATTGGATGATGCGATAATCATTGCCATAGGCCAACATTGCTTGTTCAGTCTTTGGACCGAAGATCCCATCGTCTTCAAGATCCTGTCCACAGGCGCGAATAGCCCGTTGAAGGAGCTTGAATGCCTGTAAACTTCCCATATTGACAGCAAGGTCAAACATTTTTAGGCCAATGATTGGCGGGAATTTTTCAAAGTGAAAGCGTTTCCACCAGAATTCAAAATAATAATCTTCGGCATCTGTGATGGTCAGGTTTTTAACGTCGATCCAGTCAACATCACCGTCTTTATCAAAATCAAAATCGTGAAAACCATCACCGTCTAAGTCAATTTCACCTTCGGCAATTAACTGTCGAAGTGAAATTCCGTGATTAGTCGCCCCACCGGGGTCGTCAGGGTCATGGACAAAACCGCCCTCATGTTCCATAAGGGCATCAAATGCCTGTTTAAATGTATCGCGCATTATCTATTCCTGCATCTGCGTAGAGACTTTCAGGATAATGCTCGTTAAAGGGCATTTATTGAGTCGGGACGAATGTCACTCTCGGTCTAACTCTTCAAATAATGGGAGGGGAGCTTGCTCATTGGCTTTTAGACGAAAAACATGGCGGCGGGTATATCCCGTTGCAGCCGTCACTTCACGAGTTGTCGCCCCTTGATCAATCATCTTACGTGCTTGTCGAATACGCGCTGATGATCCGGCAATGCCAGCTTGGGGGATCTCCAATGTTCCATGCCCGATTATTTTGGCAATTTTGCGCGTTTTGTCTACACCTATTAATTGGACCAGTTCGGCCTTGCTTTTTTCCGATACACGTTGTGGAACAAATACGACATGACCGCCAAAGCGAACAGCAATTTGGTAAGCTGTTTGCTCATCTGTTGCTTCGGCAATCCTATCTAAAATGTCATATCCAAACATGGTCAGGGAAATCACTTACAAAATTAACGACTTAAAACTTCGTCTTTTCTGGCATCGTACCGGGCTAATGTGCATAAGCGGCGTTTAATCGAGCCAGCTCCACGACCAAGTTCACGCCCGATTTGTGAACAGGTTTTGCCTTCAAGCCGCAAAGCCAAAAGTCGTTGATCTTCTTCCGCACTAAACCGACGAACAACTTGATCACCACGCATATATTGCGCCGCTTTATAGTTTGAGAGCTTTGCTTTTGTGCGTGTCCGAGGGCTTTCAATACCATATGTAAGGCAGTGGCTATAAATCGTTGCAACTGGAATACCAAGACGTTGGGCAATCCAATTGCAAGACCTATCTGCCTCTCTGTATTCAACAATTTTTGCATCTATTTCTTCGGTAATTACTTTAGGGACTGGCATTTTAAATCTCCGTTTAAACACCTGTTTAAAGACAGTTGAGAGCGGCGGCAGGATTTGAACCTGCGTCTTGCTTTTCACAAATCACCTTTATCTGGGGCCAGACGTAACGGGCTGTACGGTCCCTTTACGTCCTCGGCAATTGCGTCCCACGGGGTGTCCGTTAAACCGCTCCGGCACGACGCTCTCACCCCAAAAGCCCGACCCTCGAAAGGGTAACGGGCTTGTTTTGCGCCAATGGTTAAGGGTTACGCTGCGTCTGGTGTTTCTTGCTGAGGGACATAGAGGAAATCGAGAATGGCGTTGTACCAATCCAAATCCTCATACTCAGTGCTGCTTTCAGTGAACATTTCATTGCCAAATTGACCGATGAAACGCCCATTGAAGCCCGAGTAAATGAACTGGTAAGCCATGCCGCCAGTTTCAAAAACGATAGTCACCCAGTCGCCGCCAGCGTCATATTTTTCAGTATCAATAAAGAAACCTTTCTCCTCGCAGAGTGCTTTGATTTCTTCAATGGTTTTTGCGCGTTCAAATTTACGAGGTTGCATAATTGTATCTCCTGTTGATGGACAGAAAGCCTGTCCTTACGTTTGGTCCGGTTTATAATTTAAAACCGCGACATACGTTCCATGCGAAGGAGCATAGAAAACAACCGGCAAGTCTTTCTCTTTTGACATATCGACCGCTGCCTCAAGCCAATCATCTATGTCAGGGTCCATAGTGGCACCGGGATATTCCTCTAAAACAATGTGATTTTCTTTTAAAAAAGACATGTTCTTTCTCCTTACTTTCTGTCTAAACGTTTAGGGTTGGGTGCAGTCATTGCGTCAAGTCTATTTTCAATCCGCACAAGATGTCCTGTTAGGCGACGCTCAACGTCCTTCATATAAGCGATTGAAGCGTAGCTTTTGGCTACTTCCAGCTTGTAGGCTGTGAGGTTTTCACAGATATGAGTGACCTGTAATTCACAATTTTCGCGAATGCTTTGTGCGGTCTCTTCGGATTGTTTGCGACTGCTCCACACCATGAAAAACAAAGCAGCTAACACAGGAAGTTCAACGGCTGTAATCCACCAAATAAGGTTTATGTTTGCTTCAACATCCATTAGTCATTGCTCCTTCCGCTTCGTCTTGATCTTGATCTTCATCTTCGAAACCGCAGTCGCATTGTTCGAGGTATTCGACCAGTTCATCCGAGAAGGGAATTTCGAGAATTTTATGTGCAACCACAATAGGGCCATTGCCATCGCAACCAGCCTCAAGCTGCTCCCAGTCACTTTCCATGATCGCTTCTAGAAGCTCTTTAAAGCCGTCTTTGTAATGCGCCGCTTCGTTAGAAAGTTCATGTGCGTGAGCGTTTAAACGCTCAATTTCACCGAGAAGGTAAGCTTCTCTAGCATCCGGCTTAAGTGCCATAACCGCCATCAAAGGACGGTCATTAGCCCAAGAAATTAAGTCTTGATAACTCATTTCACCGGACCAATCTGGCTTACGGATCCAGTTATAAATAGCGTCCCATTCTTTCTCTTTTCTGGATTCAGTCATGTTTGTCATTTGAATAATCCCTACCTATTCGACATCGCGTTCAGGACACTGAGGTTGCCCATCATCGTCATAATAAAAATCTGTTTCTGAGGTGGAGGTCACAACAGATAGTGGTTCACACATATCGAATGGACCTCTGTTGTGGACACAACTTTTGCAGGGACCGTCAATAAACATCATCAGTTCTGTATGGTTTGACGGTCTCCAAGGTTTGCCTGCAAGATGCACTCTTTCACCTTTTACAAACATCTAAGCCTCCCCTCTGATCATCTTGCCAAAATGTTCGATCAGCCGATCAGCAACGTCAGCATCCAACATGGTGTGTGAAATCCGGCAGGGTGAATCTGAGAACTTGGTGGCGTATATCGATAGTCCGCCTGTGGTCTTATGATTTGAGATCTTGCACCATTGGGCTTCCAGAACCCGCGCTCGGCCATTGTAAACGGTGGTTGGGCCAGCGTTTGTATGGACAATATACCCTTCCCAGCTGACCTTGGCCTCACGTTCTGCCATCTTCTTGAGTGACTCGATAACCTTATAGGCTTGTGATTCCGTCATGGCCTGAAGCGGGAATGTCACATTTTCATTGCCTTTCGCACCAAGGCAGATGCGCTTTGCGTGATTCTCCAAAGCTTCTTCCTTCGGATTACGAACGACGCCGAGGTGATAAAGGGAAAGCCATAATGCACGGGCCTTTCGCTGTACCTTGCCATCAGCCAAACGTTTACGTCCTGCACGTTGCGGTACCTTTTTGGCCTTCTTGGTCTTAAATCCAGCCTCTTTCATCAAAGACAGAGCATCTTCCAGTTCAGCAAAAGTCAGTTGCTTTAAAGATGTTTTCCCAAAGTTCTGTTCAAGCC